GCAGGACGAACAGCAGAAACGTCCCACTTGGGAATCTCACCGCTGTAGAGCAGGGCGATCACCTGACGGAGTGCCTTAGCCCACCCCTCCTTGCTGTCCTTGACTACAACAATAGTGTCGCTGTTGAAGAGTGTCGGAACCTCAGGCAGCTTGCTGACGAACTGACGCTCGACAGAAAAGCCTACGCCTGTGCCACACAGCAGGATGAACATCGCCTCATCGAAGGACTTCGGGTCATCAACAGGCAGGTAGCTGCAGTTGTAGGCACAGGTATTGTCACGCTGCAGGGCAGGACCAGCAGTCATCATAGCCCGCATTGATGGCATGATGGACAGGTCAAGGATAGCCTCTCGAATGTTGGTGGCAGTTTCTTTGTCAGTCTTGCCATCAACAAGGTTTGTCATGTAGCGTTCAACAGTCTCAGGCCAGCTTTCACGGCGACCCTCATCCTCTAGCCAACGGGCATAGCGGCTGGTGTGGATGAAGGACTGGTAGTCAGTGGGTAGGTAGTTGTTCATCGGTTCCTCTTATTGTTCTTAGACTAGATCAGTCAGGTCTACTTTCGGGTAGTCGGGATTCTTAAGAATCTTTCCGTCTGCTCGGCGTTGTACGCTACCATCTGGTTGGATGCAACGACCGAGATTATTCTCGTGTACTCTGCGTACTGCTTCGTCAAGATCCCAACCCTTCGAGTTGGCGAAGCCATAGATGACATAGACAAGATCGGCAAGCTCCTTGAGTTGTTCCTCTCTGGTATCCCGTAGGTACTCAGACCGCCACTCGTCTGCCTCTTCTGCGATCAGACCTGCGTAGAGGAAGGGCTGAGGAAACTGGTGGGTCTTGACTGCAAAATCCTTGACCATCTGCGGGATGGTCTGCTTCTTCGGTGGGTCTATGGCTGACCAGTACCCGAAGGCATCAAGATCATCTGCGTTAATCATTCCTCTAGCTCCTTCCAGTGGTCTAGCTCGGCGTCCATGTTAAAGTACTCGTCAAGGTCTATCAGCCTCTCGTCAATCAACCACTCGATGACTCTCTCCTCTGAGATATCATTCTGTTCGAGTAGCAGCATGAGTCCGTAGTTCTCGACCAGTGCTCTTAGTTTAGAGTCGTAGTCGAACATGAGTCTAATCCTACCTCCAGTACGTAGAGTGTTGTGGTGAGTGTTTCCTTAACCTCAAGGGCGTCATCCAGTGTCTCGAAGTTAACCTCAGAGATCAGGACGTTCTCATCCTCGTCGCCTACAAGACAGATACAGTACCATGACCCATCCTCATCCTCGTAGGGACCGTCGATAAACCTATAAAGAACTGCGGTTTCCATCTACCAACTCCATGAATTTTTCTAGATCAATAAGGACGAGAGGCTTGCGCCTGTCTTGCTTCAGTACAACTAGAGGTGTGCAACCATCCGGTGTGTTGGATGCTGCCTGATCGTAGTGGTTGTAGACTGCGATCTTCTTAAGGGATTTGCATTCTACACTATACGGAAAGACTTGTCTAGCTTTTGAGGAGAGCTTGATGTCCTCTCCTGTCTCCCCCATGATAGCCGACCGAACATCAGTGTCAAGCTCAAGCTGTGGGAAAGTATCAAGAATTAGATCCCGTACCAGTTGCTGTAGCCTGCGGCCTTTTGCCTTCGCGCTCTTGACAGTCATGTGATCTCCGGTACGTCAGGTTCGTTGACTACATCCACAAGGTAGACAGGACCACCGCTGTAGGCAAAGCCTCTGAGTGTGGGCCAGCATGTCTTCTTGAAGTCACAGTAGCTACACATGGTGGGCAGCTTCATGTTGGGTGAGGTCTTGCTCTGCGGTACAGGTTCGAAGGTTCTCTCCGGTAGCTCACCAGCAACCACTGCCTTAGCCCGCTCCATCTCCTGTTCCTTATTCTCGAACTGGTTGGAGAAGTCGTAGGTGTCAAGGTGCAGGTGACCGTTGACCTTATCGACTACAAGGAAGGCACCACGAGCCTTGTCTGTGACGAGAGGATCATCCTTCCCTGCGTAGACATACGAGCTAAGCTGGCTGATGTAGCCGAAGGGATCGTCGTTGACAAGGTCACCGCCCTTGAACTTCTTGAAGCTCATCGGTGAAGCAGACTTAACGTCTACTGTGACACCGTCGATGACTGCGTCACGGCTACCACCTACCCCGTGTACGTTCAGGCGTGACTGCTTACCCACCACCGTGTGTCCTGCTGCCTCAGCAAGGGACAGGACCAGTTCCTCGATCAGGTCACCGAAGAAGAACTTGAGTAGGGTGTTGGCGGGCAGTTCCTCAGAGGCCTCAGACTGGTTGACCTTGTACCATAGCTTACGGTCACAGGGTGTGCCAATGCTGGAGAGGGAGAGGTAGGCTCTTGGTTCCTGTGGTGCACCGAAGCGTGTGGTTGCAAGGTCAGCCATGTTGTCTGCCATCGAGCGGGCGATGACGTTGTTCCAGCCGCCCTGTCCCCTGATGACTGCCTCGATATCATCAGTCAGTGTCTGGATCGTCTTCATCTATGTAGTCCTCTAGTAAGTAGGCTGTTGCAAGGAGTAGCCTAAAGATGTTTGCCTCTGCTCTGGTCAGCCTCCAACTCATAAAGAGATAGAGCACACCTAAGATAGCAACAGCACCGATCAGACTTAATTCAAAGTACGGCATGTGTCATTCCTAAGGGAAGGGGAGGGGCCGAAGCCCCTCACCGTTGTTACCAATTCATCTCAGCTTCTTTTTCCTCGTAGGGAACAAGCTCAAGAACCTTGATCTTAGTCATGGTAGTGCGGGCGTAGATCTTACCGTCCTGACCCTTGAAGGTCGAGATGAGGTTAGTGATCTCTGCCTTCGAACCATTGCCAATACGATCCGTGATGGGGTTACCATCCGCATCGGTGACAACGGGTGCGCCACCTGCCTGCGGCAGTTCACGACCGTCCTTAGTCACGACCTTGTGGGGGCGCATCATCTTGATGACGATCTCACCATCCATCAGGCGCTTCTGCTTCGGCTTCTTCTGCGAACCTGCAGAGGTCAGCTTTGCGTACTCCTCCTTCGAGAGTACCTGATCGACCACGTAGGCACCGTCGGTCTTCGCGTACTCATCATCGAAGCCCTTCATGTCCCGATTGTTCTCGAAGACTTTGGCCCACTCGATGGTACCAACGGTGGTCACTTCCTTGTATGCCATGCGTATCTCCTTTGCTGGCGTTAGTAGAACTGTTATAGCAGAAGATCAGTGGGTGTCAAACCAATTCTTACCGATATCTGTAGAGCCTGCAAGCGGACACATCAGACCTAAGTCAGTGCCTGCCCACTCGATAGCCTTACGCTGTATCTCACCCAACCGTTCTGCCGCATCGCGTGAGCCTACAACCTCTGTCTGCCACTCGTCATGTGGCCATGTGACTAGCTTGAAGTTGATCTTCTCACGCTCTGCGTCTGCGATCCACTTGAGGCAGGCGTGTTTCATAATGGTTGACTCACCATTCTGTAGCATACCTGCCAGTGTCTTGTGCTCAGAGGGTACAATAACCTTGCGGCCATCGTAGCCCCTGAAGTAGCCCCGCTCTGCGATCTGCGGGATCACTCGTGTCTTGAGTTTCTTGAGGCCGCTGATGCTCTCCATGAAGTTGAACACCGCACCGGATGCCTGTTGACTAGACACCCGTAGAATCTGCCCGACCTTAGCGTTGCCTGCACCCAACAGGAAGGCATAGATGAATGTCTTTGCATCATCACGTGTGATGTGTGACAGACCCAACGCCTTCTTGTTGAGGTTGTGGATGTCTGTCTCATCCTCCTTCTTGCCGCTGATGATAGCGTGGACATACTCATCTGACTGCATCAGGTCAGCCAGCACACGTAGCTGGATGCCCTCTGCGTCTGTGCCTACAAGCCAGTTGCCCTCCTCCACACACCACAATGCACGGAAGGGTCCGTCGTACTTAGCCTTGACCTGTTCGACTGCAGTCTTAGGCGTGCCGTGGAAAGCAGCAGGGATGTTGGCCTGATTGGGTGCAGCATGTGAC